AAAGTACTCCCGTCATAGAGACGAAGCGCTTGACACAAGACTTAAGGAATTGTATACTGATCTTGAAAGATTGGGGAAGTATGGTTGGAAAATAAACGAAGCCAACCTAGATACTTTACCAATAAGTGCTCCCTCCCCTGCACGGGCGTTAGCCCGTCGCATCCTCCTTGAGTCCAGGCGCCGTACGCTGACCGAATGGTTAGCTTTGGCCGACCCAGCGACCCACCGTATCCACGGTAAATTTGTCGGCATTGGTGCCTGGACTCATAGGATGGCGCACCAGAACCCTAACACAGCTAATATCCCTTCCTCAACCAACATCGACGGTAGTCCCAAACTCCTTGGTAAGGAAATGCGCTCCCTCTGGTCAGCACCTAGAAATAGGTTGCTGGTCGGGGTGGACGCAGAAGGGATACAACTTCGTATCTTCGCCCACTACATCGACGATAAGGAGTTCACAAATGCCCTTGTCCGAGGAAGAAAAGAAGACAAGACCGATCCACATTCGCTTAACCAAAAAGTGCTGGGTAGCGTTTGTAAATCTAGAGCAGCTGCCAAAAGATTTATCTACGCCCTACTGTTGGGGGCAGGGCTTGGGAAGCTTGCTGAAATCCTTGCCTGCTCGAAAGAGGAGACACAGGAGGCCCTTGATCGTCTTCTTCAGCGATACACAGGATTTGCCGAACTTAAACAAACTGTTCTGCCAAAGGATGGTCGACGCGGCTATTTCCACGGGCTGGACGGGAGGTGCGTTGTTATCCCGGGGGACACAGCTGGAGCAAGAACGCATCTTGCGATGTCGGGCTACCTTCAGAATGGCGAAGCTGTGGTAATGAAACGTGCTGCCCTTAAGTGGCACAAGCAACTGCAAGAATTACCACCTGACGAGGTACGTAGGTGGATGTTCGTCAATATGGTTCATGATGAATGGCAGACGGAAGTCTGCAACAGCATGGACGTAGCTAAACGAATAGCAGATATTCAGGCCAATTCATTAAAGATTGTTGGAGAAGAACTTGGACTTAAGTGTCCGTTAGCTGGTTCGTATTGGAACGACGATAACAAAGACTATACTATTGGAATTAATTGGTACCAAACACATTGAGGTTATGATGCAATATTTAGTAAAGATTGAGGCTGTGGAGCCTCGGGTTGTAGAAGCAGAGGTTCCTGCCGAAAATGAAGCAGAAGCCAAAGAAGAGGCTTTGTTCTGGCTGGAACGTACCCATCCTGAACTTCAGGAGCCTGTAATCATCGACGTCCAGGAACTTCCGTAATGGCTTCCGGTGGACGTACAGAATATATTCTATTGCAAGGCAAGGCCAAGTGGGTTAAACCCACTGCACCGGATAAGTACGGTAACTATTCCATGGTCTTGTACCCAAACCAGGAGAGTTACAATAAACTCCTAGACTTAAAGCAGAGGGGTTTAAAGAATGAGATCAAGAAGGACGAAGACGGTTACTCAATCACACTACGCCGTCCTCAATCGAAGACTTATAATGGCAAAGTCAAGGGATTTGCCCCACCGGAAATTATTGGTCCGGATAACTTGCCTTTCCGTCAGCTGATCGGCAACGGATCAGATGTCACTGCAAAGATTGAGGTCTATCCATATCACACGCCTCAGGGCAATTCTGCAATCGCCATGCGTTGGATGGCCTTGCGTGTAGATAATCATGTACCTTACGACAAGAAGGACTTCGACGACGAGCAGTATAAAGCGTTCGCCGGATTTGAAGAAAAGAAACCAGAAGGATTTTAAAATGTATAACGTCAAACAAGCCACCATTAAGGGATGGTTCGGAGAGAATAAGACCAAATATGTTGTGACGAAAGATAACGAAGAGCTGGGTAAATTTAACAGTGACTTCGATGCTTTCTCATTCATCGCAAGTCATAAGCGTATAAATCATGTATCTGCGTCTGATGATCAGCAATTGAAGTTAACGCGAGATCACGAGATTAGATTACTTGAGACCAAAGGCAAATACTGCATGGATTGCCGTGAAAGTCGCGCACAAAAATATCGCGATCATGAACTTGAGCTTGCCCGCGCTGGCTTAAAGAGATTATACTACTAAAAGGAACATTGACCATGATGACTATTACCGAAGCTTTAGCTGAGATCAAGACTGTCTCAAAGCGTATCCAGTCTAAGCGCGAGTTTATTAACTCATACCTGTTTCGTCCTGACAGTATGAAGGACCCGCTTGACAAGGATGGTGGCTCTGCTGTAGTCTTGCAACGTGAAATGCAGGCTGTTTCTGATCTAGAGCAGCGACTGGTTGATCTTCGCAGGGGTATTCAGAAGGCTAACGATGCCACTGATGTAACCCTCAACGGTGTCACCAAGACAATCTCTGATTGGCTGGTGTGGCGTAGGGAGATTGCCTCAGGTCGTGGACGTTTCCACGAAGGTATGGTATCCAAGATCCACAACGCCCGTCAGTTCACTGGTCGTACCTTCAATGATCAGAACAAGCAGATGGAGATTGTGGTGAACGTGGACGAGAAGGCAATTGGTTCAGAGCTTGAGAACCTGAAGAAAATCTTAGGTGATCTTGACGGCCAGTTATCCTTGAAGAATGCAACCGTAATGGTTGAAGTATAATGGAACCCCTGGTGCTGATTGTATGTTTGCTCGCGGCAGGCATCGCCGTATCTCTCAGCATCAGGTGGCTCTACAGAACATAACCTTCCATAGCGAAGTGAGAAAACGCTAGACCCGGTTGAACATACGGAAAATATGTTTCATACAGATTGCTTGGTTTAAGCAAGTTGCTTGATGTTGTAGGTTCGAGTCCTACCTCCCCCGCTAAGTACATTGCGGTGTATTTAGTGGGGGAGTAGCTCAGTGGTAGAGCGCAAGCCCATTAACCTAAAAGCTGAAAGTTTAGAGATCAAAGTTCAGGATTTCAAAACTTAAAGCATAAAGGTTAAAGCTTAATCAAAACCACCAGATTGTTGATCTTACCAGCAATGGTAAGAGGGCGTATCGTCTAACGACGCTCTCTCAGACAGGTGGCTGTTATGTGGAGGTTTTAATGACTTTTGAAGCACGTTCCGTTGTGGTGAACTTCTGTATGTGTGAAAGACCCTTCTCATGTAGGGACACTACCGGCAAGTTGTTAAGCTGGGATTGTCTCAACTGGAAGGGTCAAGTCACTATGAAGGCTATGTACGGAGATAATCCTGTTCTCCGTTCAGCAAGTTGTTGTCAGTTCCCCCACCATGTTTACTACGGCTTCCTGCCTTGGTATTTGAAAGAGGGATATGACTGGACGACTACAGTATTTATAGCTTAGCCAATAGTCTAGATGCGTAAGACACCGCGTGGCTCTAATGTACCCAGCAGGCTGGGGAAGGTGGGAAAACAGCCCACCAACATTGGGGAGTGCCTGCGGAGTTGTGGGAAGAACCCACTTGGCAGGGTTAAAAGAAGCAAGGGATGTGCACCGGTGGTCCTTTTTAAAGGAAGATGCCGGAGGAAGGTTCGACTCCTTGAATTAACCCTTAAAGCTCTCGTGCTCCCGACTCCAAATCGGCAAGTACTTCCCCCTTGCGTAGGGGGAGGGATGAGCGGAGAGACACCGTCGTAGTTCTGGGCCGAACTTGTACAGGCTACGAGGGGAAGACCTAGGCCTCAACTCGCACAAGGCAGTATGGTGCAGACTGCCGTTAGGGAAACCAAACAAAAGGCACCGCTAACACCTGAAGACTCCTAAATGAGGGTGCGATCCCCTCCCGGTACTACGGTGCCGAAGTTTATGAGGAAAAATGGACGATGGGTGTGGCAAGAATGTGTGCGACCGGGCAACCGCATTTAAATGAACTGGGTTCAGCCCCCAACGGGGTAGCGGTGAAGCAATCAGCAACACGCGGACCGTTCTATGAGTAGCGATGGGCAGTTAACCCTTGGCCTAAGGGCTCCTTCAGATGTAGCATCTGTAAAGGACTACCCTGAACTCCACGCGGAGAGGTGCGAACATCTGGCGGACCGTAAGATGCAGATAATGGGTGTTCGAAACACCCCCGGCCTAGTGCCGTGCCTTGATGAGGGTAAGACCTCCGTCGGTAGGTAACGCTGCATGAGAAGTCCAGAGTAGCAGGCTCGACTCCTGCCGGTGTAGCACCGTGTTGACAGTGCTCTGGATGAATAAAGGCCTTGACAACAGGGTCAATACTGCTATCGTAGCAGACACAGCGGCCCATAACCCAGTGAATGGGGCAAGTCGCCGCCTAACGGCATTGCGGGTGCAAATCCCGCCTCAGTGGTGGAAACAAGTCGATAGCAGCTGCGCAGGATGCCTCCGGTGGGTATGTGACTCCCGCCCAGTACCTTCTCTTCGGAAGCGGAGTTGGGAAAGTACGAGCCAGTCCTGTGAGTCCGAACATGCCGGTACCAACCCGGTTCGTCCCATTGTTGGTAAAGCTCTAAAACACAAGCAGAGGAAAGGCACACCGAGGTTGTGCTACAACTGACATAGTAATCCGAAAACTGGAACGCGAGAGGCAGGGTATATTGCTGCGATAGGCCAAAGCCTACCCATGGCGAGTGCCGATGACCTGCGAGGTCAATGCAGTGGGCGCACCGTCTCGTTGGTAATCACGCGAATTCCAAGCCAGAGGTCATCACACCAGCAAGTGTGGTCAGATGCGGGACTCATGGCCCGTCTATGTCTCGAGGTTGCTTGTTTGTGGGGATCGAAGAAGAACTGTTCGGAGAGACGGAGTTAACCTAGAACATGCCCCCTGAAGGCATGATGGACTGTAGCCGAAATCCTAGAGTAGGCTCTGGAACTCTAAGAGCGATCGTAGCGAGTCCTGACCGTCCGAACGGCTTGCGGGAGCGATGCCTAGTACGAATGGTAGAAAGGCCAGAAGCGATCCTAAGCCCGTAAACGGATCACATTCCTTTGGAGCGCAAGACGCTCAGGAAGCCTAAAACTCCACGTCGGAAAAGGAGGTTGACATGCGCTGCTTCTCTTACCGCTACCATGGTGGTTGCAGGGTAACATGCGCCGAAGGGAATAAGCCACCTTAAACGAACAAGGCCCCGATCGTGGGGTCACTTTGCCCCGTAAGGGGCACTTAGAGGATATTATGTCGGATACTATTCAAGTCACAGACGGTAACACTTCGTTCCCAATAGACAGGGAACTTATAGAACGTCTAGACGATACATACAAAGATAAGCCTACCTTCTTCTATGCTGAAGAAGACGATGAAGACGACGAAGATTAACTAATACTCGAAGCACGGAGAGGACCAATGTACCCCTGGATGTGGGGATATCCACCTATGCAAGGTGGTTTCGGTCCTTCCTCCCCAACTCTTGCCGACATCAAGGCTGCCAAAGACTTTTGGGAGCAGATGGAGAAAGAGATCAAAGAGAAGGACAAGAACAAGAGTAAGCCTAAACGCGGAAGCTATGAGTGGTCGCTTGAAAAGCGATACAACGTATGGCATCTTACGTTCTGGCTGATCATATTGTCTCCGTTAATCGGACCGGCTGTTAGTCGTTGGGTTACGGAGATTGCTCCTGCAATATTAAGATGAGTTCCATACACACACTAATCCCTGATATCTACGCCCTCCTGAAGGAGAAGGGAGTCGAACCATACTGGAACGAAGTCTCCCAACATTTGCCTGCGTCCACCGAAAAGTATAACGGTGGCGGTAAGCTGCGAATGTCCAAGCTCGGGCCAATCTGCCCTAGAGCCCTATGGTTCTCCTATCACCACCCCGAATTAGCGGAGCCTCTGCCTGCCTGGGCTGTGTTCAAATTATCGTACGGGCATATGGTGGAGGCTCTCGCGTTAACCTTAGCAAAGGCTGCGGGACACAAAGTTGAGGGAGAACAAGATGAAATCAATCTTGATGACATATCCGGTCACCGGGATGCTGTTATCGACGGTTGTATTGTTGATTGCAAGTCGGCTAACAGCAGGGCTTTTCTACACTTCAAAGCCAGGGATCACCACTATCTCGATCGCTGGGGTTATTTACCTCAGCTCGACGCTTATGTGGTGGGTAGCGCTAACGATCCCAAGGTAACAACAAAGGACCGGGGGTACTTGTGGGCAATTGACAAGTCCCTCGGACATATGGTATTATATGAACACTTCATCAACGACGACCGTAACAGGGGAATACTTGATCGCATTAGAACTTATAAAGAGATTGTATCAAGAACAACCCCACCCGCGTGTTCCTGTGGAACGGTGGCTGAAGGAAAGTCCGGTAACATCGGCTTGGATGTGCAGGCTTCTTATTCGGCATATAAATGGGAGTGTTTCCCACACCTCAGATGCTTCCTGTACGCAGGACAAGACGGAGTAAAGAAACCAGTATACCTCACTAAAGTCGTGAGGAAACCCGACGTTACCGAGGTCGATAAATACGGCAATACAGTATACAGATAAGGAACAAACCAATGTTTTACTCAATCAATAAGGCTAAGAACGGATACGTACTTGGCGCAGGATACTCCGAAGAGTACGTCTTCCTCACTTGGCAGGAAGTCCTCACATACTTAGCCAACAATCCGTTGGTAGATAAGCAGGAGGATAACGATGAGGGTGTTTCAAGTTAAGTTGATCCAGCACATTCGGGCGGAGAACCTTGCCGAAGTTCAGAAGATGTTTTCTGATCTCAAGGACGCTGAGCCCACTGTCTGCAACGTAACTTTGAGCATCGAGTTGCTTGAAGAAGAAACTACGGAATAAACGGAATAAGTTCGAACAACGGATTTGTTCCCAACTAAGACGGGCCAGGGTGCCTTATACGTATGAGTCTGAAAAGATACCTTACGTACTGGCCCGTCACTATATTCCAGATTATATTGTGCTTACCCCTTCAGGTAAGATATACATTGAATGTAAAGGTTACTTCAGACCTGAACATAAGGCTAAAATGATTGCTGTTAAGAAACAGCACCCTGAACTAGACATACGAATACTGTTCTATGCCCCTAATAAGAAATATGAGAAATGGGCAGTCAAGAATGGATTTAAGTATGCCTTTAGTGATATTCCAAAGGAATGGTTAGATGGATTATAAGTACAGAAAACACTTCAAGAACCGAGATATGCTCAACGCATATATCGTTCTCCAACCTCCGCACTTAAAAGATTTGTATGCTGCCATCGCAGATAGAATTCCAGAGTACAAAGATGGTTTCTGGACCGTGTACGAAGAAGTGCGTTTGCCCAGAGATAATCAAAACGAACCTCCGTATGAGGTCGGTGGGTATGCAAATATACGCGTTGAATTCACACCATTTGTAATAGGTTAGAAATGGAAGATGAATTATTTATTGTTTCCGTTACTGCAATTGTATTTAACGCCAACGGAAAGATGCTTATTACAAAACGTGCTTCTACCAAGAAACGTTGGCCTGATAAGTGGACCGTCCCAGGTGGACGAGTATCTTCAGCTGATTTTATTGGAACTCCAACTGAGATTAACAACCAATGGTACGGCACTCTAGAGGCAGCCACCCGGCGGGAGGTCTTGGAGGAAGTTGGCTTGTCAATAGACAATATCGAATATCTGACCAGTATCGCAATACCCGGTGGTATGATAATCAGTTACACCGCCAACGCTACGAGCGACGTCATTCAGCTTCAAGAGGAGGAGACGGACGCCTACGCGTGGGTCTCGGCTAAGGAAGCTGAGAAGTATGATTTAATTGACGGCATATTAAGGGAATTATATGACGCAGAGAGACGACGAACAGAAAGAAATGTTTAAGCCCTATGAAATGGGTGTTTATGAATTTGATCCTAATGGAGGAGGCTGCTCATGGAAGACAGTCATCATAGTCCTAGTTGGACTCGCGGCTATTGGACTGGCGTTGCCGTGGCTCTTGCCGGCTTTGCCGGCCTTGCCTTGATAATGGTCCAAGATGTCACTGGTTGTTTCGGGCCTACGGGCCGTGTTTGTATAGTTGTTTTTAGATTTGGAATACCAGGTATCAATTATTGATGTAGAGAAAGCTCTACAAACGTACACCATAGAAGAGTTGTTAGAACTTAGTGAATGTACGGTAGAAGATGCTGTCTATTTCTTAGTTGAGCAAGGGTACATCAAACTACCAGACCCGGAGCCTGTATCATGAGCTTCTACGGAAGATGGAACTACAAGGATCCAGAGGCTGAACTAGATAAGGCATTCCCTCACCGGAATGAAGACTCCAAGGTTACTGCAATTCGTGAGGCTAATATTGCAGCAGGGCAGAAGTGTTTAGAACATGATCGTAAAGCAAAAGAAAAGACTTAGTCCAGATGAAAAGAAAGAACGACAAGAGCAAAGGCTCAGTCGTATTCGGCTCCAGCGCGCGAGAGCGCAGCTCAAAGAACAGGAGACAGCAAATGAACTCGAACAGGTTCTTAAACATTGATGTCTCTGTCGATAATGCACTGAGTGGAATAGAAGTGTTTCTACGTAATCTTCGTCACCTTGAAAAGGATGACGTCGTGGATAAGGTTGAGTTTGTGAAGGCCATTGGAAATGTCCTCACGTTAAGACTCACCGTGAGGAAGGAGGTGCAGTTAGTGCAGCACAACTAGTGCTTCACATTACCAATGGCAAAAGCTACCAAGAGGCGGGACTACAAAAAAGAATACAGGGAATACCATGCGAAACCTGAGCAAAAAAAGCGTCGAGCTGATCGCAACGCCGCTCGCCGAAAGGCACTTCGTGAAGGTCGCGTACGTAAGGGCGATAAGATGGAACTTGATCACGTGGGATACCACCGTACTGGGCGACTCAAAAACGTACCAACTCGCGTGGTTACTCGCACAGCGAATAGGCGTCGTCAGCCTAATCGTCCCTAAATAACTGCCCATAGGGTTAGGAGACTAGCCCTATGGAATTCTTAAAGAAAGGAAATAATATGACAAATGAGCATATTCAGCCGGTGGCTGCCGTGGAAGAGCAAGTCAACACCGCTCCCACAACCAAGCAGCCTGGACACTCACCAAACGGTGAGCAACGACAAGCCGACAAAGACGAAGTCCAAGTCGCAGTCGTCCAAACCAAAGAAGATCTCGGTGAAACAGCCGGACGCCAGTAATCAGGCATCAGGCTAAAAGAAAAGCCCCCAAGGTATTAACCAAGGGGGCTTATCTATTGGAGAAGAATATGAATGCGAATGAAGCAAGAATAAAAAAGTATTTGACAAATGCTGCGGTATGTTCTCAACGTGGACGTCAAGCAGCTTCTGAATATTGGGAGGCTAAAGCTATGAACCTGAAGAATTCCTTAGAGTGTAAACCAGCTGCTGTAAATCATATGCAGCCACTGGCTCCTGTTGCCTGTGCGCCTAAATGTGTAGGGACAGTCACGGTTATCCACGACGAAATTCAGATCTTGGATATACCCAATAAGAAAGAAGAAACCATGTACACCATCGAACAGACTCGCCAGAACCACCTCGTGGACCGTCTGATGCGTGCGAATCGCGCCAAGGCGGCTGAGCTGCGGAAGCAGTTCTACCTTGAGGACGACGAGGCCCCGCGGTATGCGAAGGACGTCGTCGAGCGCATCCTGGCTGGCAAGTACGTCCTGCCGTCGGAAGACGAGCAGAAGAAGGCTCGTGACTACTATGGCCATTCGTTCGAGACCATCATCACCTGGCGTGATCCGGCTCATCCTGCCGATCAGGCTGGTTTTGAGGCGGCAAAAGAGAAGCTCGACAAGGCTTACACCGCTGCCAAGGACTTGATCATCGTGAAGGATGCCGACGAAGGTCTGGCTGCCCT